TTTCAACAGATGGCGATAGTGGTCAAAACACTCTAATCCAGGGAATGAAAAACTTTGTTCCACATGAGAGTTTTCCTAAAGAAGATATCCGAATTGCTACTGAAGATGTCACTAACATGGTTTTAATCCATTGTATAAGTGATATAGACGTTGCATCGAAGAGATCATTGCGGGAAGCAATTCTTGGAATACCTGGAAAAGTTGTTGGATTGACTATGAACACCAGTCCTGGAGTACCATGGGTTTGGAGCGCAAAAACAAAATCCAAAAAAGATATTATTGATATTGATTACGATGCTGGCGACATTACTGTCGACTCTCGTCTTTTGGCTTTACTTGATGAAGAAGAAAAATCAATGGCAAAAGGTATTGCACCACTAACCATTTTCCAAGTAACACATAAAGATGAAAGGCTGCCACCGAATAAAGTTAGTAAACCACGACTAATTCAAGGTAGCCCACTATCGCTCACTCTATCTTCAAGAAAATTTTTGATGGATTTTAATTATGCTTTTCAAAACTCTCGGCTCGATTTAGAACATGCAGTAGGCATCAATCCGGAATCACTTGAATGGGATACGCTTGCGAAAAGATTAACTGAACACTCCCCTTACATTTGTACGGGAGATTTTAGTAAATTTGGACCTCGCCTTCTCACTGACTTCGTACATGCAACATACAAAGTAAGGAACAGTTGGTATGACCAGTTTGACTGCCCCAAAGAACATCAAACAACTAGAACAATGCTTGGCTATAGAGTCGCTGACTCTTTTAATATGGCCTATAATCGCGTTTTCAAAGTTAGATGCGGCAGTCCTTCTGGCGATATCAACACAGTACAAACTAACAGTATTTGCAATATGTTGTACTTCAGGTGTGCCTGGATTGGCATTATGCGTGAACTAAAACCTGAGCTCGCCGGACTTCACCACTTCAAGGACCTCGTAGTCTTTTATTGTTATGGCGACGATGTAATTTTCTCTGTTCACCCTTCAGTTATTGAACTATTTAACAATGAAACAATTTCCAATTATTTCAAAAAGTTTAATGTTTCATACACTGACGTGAATAAGGATGGTTCTATCCGAAAACATTGCACAATAGAAGAAGCGACATTCTTGAAGAAGGGATTTTCCAAATTCACCGACACACCAATCCCCGGTGGAGTTTGGATATGCGTACCGCCCTTAAGCGACATTTTAGACACAACAAATTGGGTACGCAAAACAAAAGGGGTTTCTGACACGACCTTTATCTCGGAAAATGAAATACAAGCGGCAGTCGTCAATTGTGAAGACGCCGTACGAAAATCTTGGTTTCATGGACGCTCTTATTTCGATAAGTTACAGGCAGATATAAGGGAATTTTGGAAATCCTATGGTGGTAAGATCAAACCACGGAATTTCACTTTTGAGGGATTGCAAATTGACTATGGAATACCAACTTTCCAAGGCGTCGATTTACAAGCTCTCCAGAATGAATTTCTTCAAAATGATCAATTATTAGATCCTACTTATCGAGCCTCTCATTGCGACGGACAACCGTAAGTAGCACTAATCGATAGTACATTTGTTCTTAGTTTTTAGAAATAGAATTATTAGCATCTTGTAGAGAC